AGCGTGACATTTTTCTTCATCTCGTTAACTTCTTGTTCCTCTTCATATGCATTTACTGCATACCAATATGAAGCTTCTGCATCAGAGATATTTTGTTTTAGAAGTTTCACCGCACTAATGCCCTCAGCAGTATTCGCTACAAAGGTTCCTGATACATGTTTTACTGTCAAAGTTTTGTTTTCTATATCGATGAAATCGACAGTGGCATATGCTCCTGTACTAGTCTGTGATACTCTATCTCCAATAACAAATGATGAAGGAGATACAGTGAGAGAAAGAAGAACGATCTTATTAGTAGATACTACCCAATCTTCTTTGATTCTTTCATATCCAAGTATTGCACCAATATTAGTTAATTTAGGTTTCCAATACTTTCTTAAGTTTAATGTTTCGTCTGCCTGTAAAGCTTCAAATTGTGCAACAGTAATAAGTCTTTCGTCAGTATGCCAACCATTTCTATAGAACTTAATAATAACTCTGGCGTTTGCTGTCGACCCGTACTTATTATCGATATATTTTTTAAAGTCTTCTGTAGATTTATAATAATCGTAATAAGGATCGACGATATTATTCGTAAGATATATCATCCAATCAAACTGCGAAGAGCCGTAATAATTATAAGACAATAGATCTGGTCGTTCGAACCCTTCTTCAAGAGTAAACTGGAAGTTAGAGTAGATCTCTTTTTTAGATTGTTCAGTAAAGTCAACACGTGCCAAGATATTTTTGACAATCTTGCCATCGTAATCGACTACCGGAAATCTATCAAAATATCTAGCCATCTTTATGTTCCTGTCTTCGCCGGAGTTTCGGCTTTAGTTGAAGGTTGTATTCCTTTTGTAATCGAATCTGAGAACTCTTTTGCTCCAGCTCTTAGATCTAAACCTGAACCTTTTTCAAGACCATCGATTAGCTTGTCCCACATTGGTTGTATATTGTCTCCGCCTTTGCGGCCATAACGATCTGCTGTTTGCATTTCTGTTTCAAACATCGAGATCGAAACTTCGATAAATGATGGATGGTGTGTTCCTTCGAAAAATGAAGGCAAACCTTGCGGAGAATAATTGATCTCTACCGAATCAATAAGGCACGGAGAAAACATGATCATTTCTTTATTTTTTCCAATGATCATTTCTGGTTGACATAGGAACGGATAAGCTAGAACTTGAGTTCCAAGACCACTAAATGCGGGAAGAGAGAAAGCCTTCATGGCCTTCAGAATATCCATAAGTTGTTGGCTCTCGCTCGGATTTCTCGGCGCGAAAGTCCATTCAAACCGATGTTGACGAAGCGGAACACCACTAAACAGTGCTTGAACGTGAGGATTCGGAACTGCTCCAGTAACCTGACCAATAGTGCTACCGATATCTCCTGTTGCCTGAACAGCTTTACTATAGATCAGTGCAATTGCGGCTTCTTTTGCAACTTGTGCTTTATTTGCACCTGGAACGAGCGCTTTCTGTATGGCATCCGCCACGCCTCCGGCCATGCCCGTCGATTCTTGATCGATTGAGATCGCGAAACTTTCTCTGATTCCTTTTGGAAGAGGAAGAGCAAAAGCTTGAACGAATTTCAAAGTACCTTTGGTTTCTGGCGCAGGGCGTTGATACTGCTTAAACTTAAACGCCATATAGTAACGATCACTGATATGATTAGGAAACTGTAAAGTAGGCAGACCGTCTATACTAACTTTATTTGAAGCACGCTGAATAGCATCGACATATGTTTCCGCGGCAGCAGATGCTCCAATAATATTACCAGTATTAGGATTAAAATTATTACGAATATCAGCACATGAAGCACGCTTCATCTCGCTGGTAAATGTCTGAAAATACTTGTCTTCGAGGCCAGAAGTCAAAGCATCACCGAAACGAGCAGAGAGTTCAGCAGCAATCGAATCTGAAAGACCAATCTTTTTCAGAGCCTTAGCAAAGAGATCCTCGACTGCGTTCTCGAGTTTATCTTCGATTTTATTCGTAATCTTTTTTGCGAGTCTGTTTGCAAGTCCGCCAACATCTCTCTTAAAGCCGTCTAGGTTTACTAGTTTGTTATCTCTCGAGGCCATGTTCTCTCTCAGGTTATAAGTCTTCAATCTTATTTATAAATAGATTCATGGCTTATCAGGGAAAGTTTCGACCAAAGAATACAAAGAAGTATCTTGGGGATTCGAACAATATCGTATATCGTAGTCGATGGGAATTAAAGTTCATGATGTACTTAGATTCCCATCCGAATGTCGTGCAATGGGGGAGTGAAGAACTCGTCATCCCATATCGTTCTCCTATCGACAATCGAGTACATCGATACTTTCCAGACTTCATTGTCAAGAAGAAAACACCAGAAGGCAAAATCGATACTGTAGTGGTTGAAATAAAACCTCATGCGCAGACGCGGCCTCCAGTGGTGATAAATAAGCCTAATAAGCGTTATATTAATGAAGTCATGACATGGGGTGTCAACGAAGCCAAGTGGAGAGCAGCTGCAGTGTACTGCAATGACCGTGCTTGGAAGTTCGAGATACTCACCGAAAAAGAACTAGGAATTAAGTTTTAATGGCAATCGTATTTGATACTATCATCACACAAGGTGTTCGTTCAGGACAGATTCCTGCACGTACGAACTCTGCGCGTGAGTGGTTCAGAGATACTGCCGGCAAAATGAATCGTATCAATGAGCGTGAGATGATGAAGGGTGATACGACTCGTATGACTACTCAGCCTCTGCTCGGCTCGATGTACATGTTCTACTATGATCCGAAACATAAAGAAGAGCTTCCATACTACGACAGATTTCCTCTGATCTTTCCATATAAGAAAGTCAAAGGCGGATTCATGGGACTCAACTTACACTACTTGCCGTTGCAACTCAGAGCGAAGTTAATGGACGGTTTATATGACTTTGCAAACAACACTCGTTACGACGAGTCGACTCGTCTGAAACTCAGCTACGAACTCATGACACAAGCCGCAAAGCTAAGATGGTATGCTCCATGCATTAAACATTACTTGACTTCGCACGTACAATCGAAGTTTATGTACGTTTATCCATCTGAATGGGATATCGCGCTCTTCTTACCAACAGAACGTTTCGTCAAAGCAAGAAAGAATCAAGTTTGGATGGACACGAAAAGAATGCTAGGAGTTACTAAGTAATGTCAGGAAGTAACGAAGAGTTTGATTTTACTACTCGAGCTTCGCAAGGAATCCGATCAGGAACAATCTTTGGAAGAAATAGAAGAACGTCTGTTAGTCCAGAAAATCCTCAGGTAAGATATATCGCTACTCGCCGTGTCGAAGGAGGAAGAACTGTTGGATTCTTTGAACTTAATGATGGTGTAAATCCGCCCGCAAGAATTACGGACGAAGCGGCAAGAAGTTTTATTCAAACAAATAGACTTGGTTCTATAAATACTGACACTAATATTTTGCCTACTTTACCTCCAAACGAAGAACGCCCAACTCGTTCGACTGCCGCCGCTGGAGCTGCCGCTGGGACAGGCACTGGAGTTGGCGGCATCGCGACGCCTGCTCCAAAAACAGTAATTGATGAGCGTTTAAGAGGCGAAGGTGTTAATACTAATTTAGAATTATTCGAAAGAGATTCTGAAGGCAATCTTACTAATATATCTAAAGCTAGAACTTCTGATTCTGCTTTTAGTACTGGTGCGCGTACAGCTGGAACATTTAATATCGGGCGATTTAGGGCCGAAGTTTCTGGCGCCGACAGTGTACTGCCTACTCACAGCTTCTTAGTAGTTTTTGCTCCGATGATCTGGACGAGATCAAAATTTAGTGCTCAGAATCTCGACTCGCTTCTTACGATGAGATGCGATAACGTGGTTCTTCCTTCTGTGAATCTTTTACAAGAACAAAACATTCGAAGATATGGATTTGGTCCAGTCGAAAACGTTGCGTATGGTGTAAACGTTGGAGATTTTACTCTACAATTCATCGTCGATAAGAATGCTTTAGTTATAGAATACTTCGAAGAGTGGTTAAATCTCATCGTCAATCGCGACTCTTTTGGCGGCGCGAATATGAATAACAATAATCTTAAAAATGGAAGAAAACCTTACGAGATTGCCTATAAAGATACATACTCATGTCCTAACGTAAACGTGTTTGTATATGACCGAGCTCAAAACCAGGTTATGACATATAACATATATGATGTATTTCCTACTGGAATACAAAGCATGAATATGTCATGGAGCGAAGAAAACACTTTGATGAAGTTGAATATCACTTTCTCTTTCACCGATCTTCGAATCAATAGAATTCCTCCAAAGACTCGTGTAGATGACAAGTCGTTTAAAGACGAAATTATTGTAACAGGTAGAAGAAGAAATCCGGACGGAACTTTTGTTGCCGGTGGTGCCGGAAGTGCACTCACTACTTTAAATTCGCCATTAGGTCGTGCACTAGAACTTACAGATCTATCGAATGAAACTACTATTATAGGGGATTTTGCGGGCAGAATTCGTGGTTCTGTTCCTCCTATTTTAACAACTGGCCCAGCTGCATCACTATTTCAAGAAATATCAACTCCAACACTAAGAATCCTAACCGGTGAACCCAACTAACTATGTAAAGTGAGGAAATATAATGCCTTTACCAAAAATCGACCAACCACTCTTTGACGTGACTGTCCCCTCTTCGAAGAAGAAAATTCTCTTTCGACCGTTCTTGGTCAAAGAAGAAAAGATCTTGCTGATCTCTCAGCAAGGCGGAGAAGATACTGAAGTGATCAGAGCCATTAAGCAGATCTTAAGACTGTGCGTGCAAGATGAAGACTTTGATGTCGATAAGCTTACAACCTTCGATCTTGAATATTTGTTCTTGAAGCTTCGCGCGAAGTCAGTGAACAACATTGTCAAGCTATCTTATCGTGATAACGAAGATGACAAGGTTTATGACTTTGAACTCAATCTCGATTCGATTGAAGTCGAAATGCCAGAAGGTGTAGACTCGACTATTAAGTTGTCTGATAATATTTCAATGATCATGAAATATCCGAGTGCGAGCATCACCGATAAGATCACGCAGTTTGACAATGAAGTCGATCTGATGACTTTCTTCATTATCAACTGTATTGACACGATCATGACAGACGAAGAAATCTATCCTGCTTCTGAATACAGTGACAAAGAACTTGAAGAGTTTCTCGATCAGTTGCCAGTGAATTCTTTCGAAAAAATTCGTACGTTCTTTGAGAAGATGCCGAAGCTGTATCATAAGATCGAATATAAAAATGAACTTGGTAATGATAGGAGTATCGAGTTAACGAATCTCAAAGATTTTTTTATGTGGCGCTGAGTCACAACTCGCTTCAAAACTACTATAGTATGATCTTTGCTTTGGCTCAGCATCACAAAT